TTATCGCCTCCTAACCCACAGAAGAATCATCTGGATGATAAAGCTAGCGGTAAAACATACGACGAACCAAATGTTATAACCTGCCAATAAGGAAACAAGCGCAGCCCCCAATAGGAAATAGATCACCCCAAACATATAAAGCATTTTCTTTGTTAAAAACATCAGCCACCTCGCTTGATTTGGTTATAAACATAGCCCGGGGTTACTTTTACCCCGGTTTGCTCGGTTAAAAGCCGGGCTGCCCTGGTATAATTCATTTCCACGCGATTGAACGCTTCCAAAACTTTTGTGAAGTCGATACTCTTTCTCGGCCGACCGATTGCTTTGCCTGATTTGGTGCCATTCTCTTTTGCATAAGCAATTCCGGCATTAACTCTTTGTCTTATAGTTGATTGCTCCAGTTCTGCGGCCGCCGTCATTATGGAGAAAACAAAATTCCCCATTGGAGTAGTGGTATCAATGCCGGAGTCCATATAAGATTTAAAACCGACATTATAGTTCCTTTGGTAACGATGTGCTGCACCACAACCGTTTCAGCTGTTTGACCTTGTCTCCAAAGCCTAGCATTGGTCTGTTGATATAACTCTAATGACCAGGTAAGACCAAACCAGACAATACAAGAGCCACCGGCTTGAAGATTTAAGCCATGTCCTGCAGATGCGGGATGAATTAAACCAACCGGTATTTCCTTGTTGTTCCACCTTCGAATACTTTCAGCGGTATCCAACTTAGAAAATGAGACCTTTATGCTTTCAAGCTTTTCTACGATTCTTTCGTAGTCGTGCTTATACCAGTAGGCTACGAGGATCGGCTTTCCGGCCGCTGCCTCAATGATGTCCTCCAAGGCATCCATCTTCTGATTATGGATGACCTGCGTTTCGCCACTGTCGTTATAAATGGCTCCATTTGCCATTTGGCAGAGCTTGTTGGAAAGTGCCGCAGCATTTGCCGCTGTTACCTCACCACCGGGCAGCTCAAGGACAAGGTCTCTTGCTAATTCGTCGTAGCGCTTTGCCTCTTTTTCAGAAAGCATGACCGTATGTTCACTGCTGATCAGCTCAGGCATCTTCAGGTAATCCGTCGACTTCATAGAAATCGTAATGTCGGAGATTTTCTGGTAGATGCATTGCTCCGCTCCGGGAAGCGGCTTATAGCTGTAAATGATCTGACCATTTCTCTTATCAGGCATAAAGTAGTTACTGCGAAATGCTGTGATGAACCTTCCAAGCCTAGCGCCCATATCCAGAAGTTTGAATTCGGCCCATAAATCCATTAAGCCATTGCTGCTTGGTGTTCCTGTCAATCCAATCATGCGTTTTACTTTTGGGCGCACCTTCATCAGTGACTTAAAGCGCTTAGCCTGATGATTTTTGAAGGAAGAAAGCTCATCGATAATGACCGTATCGAAATCAAAGAGTATCCCGCTTTCATCAATGAGCCAGCAAAGATTCTCACGGTTGATGACATATATATCTGCTGCAGCTTTTAACGCTTGAACCCTTTCAACGACGCTTCCAACAGCAACTGATACAATCAGATCGGATAGATGATCCCATTTTTCAATTTCAGCTGGCCAGGTATCTCTTGCCACTCGAAGCGGTGCTACCACCAACACCTTATGAGCTTCGAAATAATCAAAAAGCAGGTCATTGATTGCAGTAAGGGCAATACTTGTTTTTCCCAAACCCATATCCAAGAGTACTGCCGACACTGGATGAGATTCGATGTAGTTTATCGCATACTTTTGATATTCATGTGGATTGTACTGCATCAATAATCCCTCCAATCTGACTCTCGTCGTCTAATATGAATACTGAAAATCCTAATCCTCTAAGAAGTTTGTGCCTTGCCATCTGTAACGGACGCGGGTGTTTACCAGGAGCCTTAACCTCAACAAAGGCCATCTTTCCTCCAGGCATTAGAAGGATTCGATCCGGCATACCATCAAAGCCTGGTGATACAAACTTGACTGCCAGCCCGCCGCGCTTTTTTGCTTCCAAAGCTAACTTCTTTTCAATTTCTTTTTCTCTCATTCTCACACCTCATCAATTTTATGGTGGCGGTCGTTACCCTCAATACATAAAACCCCCTATAGGCTGTTTTTTTCTTAAAAAACTTGCTAAAGCGAAGTTTTGTATATGAGAATAACGAGGGTCACCAGCGACAGTCGGTTATGGTTGATTCAAAAAATCTTCATCTTTTACACGCACTCCATAGATGAAAGAACCTATCTTTATCTTTTTACGCGTAAAGCCTGCGAGTTCAACTGCCGCATAAAAATCAGTCGTACTTCTCGTATACTCACCATTTCGTGCACAGTAATTACGATATTCTTGATAAAAGTCACCGGACTTCTGATCGTAGTCCGGACCGATTTCGCAGCAATCCTCAAGGAAGTTTGCCATCCAATCATTGTTCTCTCTATAGGTATCAATCGCCTTACGAACGCACTCAGGCGGCGATAAATGAAAGTTCTTACGTATTGCCTTCATCGCTCCCTCAACAATCCAGCTAAGGATATAAGGACCTGCCTCATTGAAGAGGTGGTCAGAATAATTCTTCATATCACTACTGCCTTCAATCTTTGCATCGAAAGGAATGACAATCAGACGACGCCATGTTCCTGCATCATTGGCACCTACACGGGGCAGATGGTTTGTATAAAGCACCAGCGTATGCGACGGTGTAAACCTGAATGGGTCTTTGTACTTTTTTTCAGCTGTAATCTCGTCTGTAGAACAAAGCTGTTTGATGATGGAAGTATTAAGGCGCATACCCTCCTCAAGCTCTGCAGCGATGATGAGACGCTTGCCCTTAAGCTCCGCCATTTCAGGCTTCACGTTTCTACGACAGCCAACCGTTAAAGTGTCTGCAGACAAGGAACCGGAATAAGTACCAAGCACTCTGGATATGGTATTCCAGAAGGTGGATTTACCATTACGCCCTTCCCCATAAGCAATGATGATCGCTTCCAGGTAAACCTTGCCGATGGCAGCAAGGCCAACAATCTGCTGGACATATTCGATAAGCTCAGCATCATTACAGAAGAAAGTGCGAAGAGCTTGTTGCCAGATATCCTTGCCCTCTTCACCGGGCTTACTATTGGTCTGCTTCGTAATGAAGTCCGCGGCTTCTGGAAGCCTACTTTCACCCGTTTTTAGATCAATCGTTGCACCGGGTGTATTAAGCAAAAACTCATCTTTATCTAACTCTGAAACGCTATGCTGCAGCATCGGTTTTGCCGCCTGAAGAGCTGCCATGACATATTTCATATCTCGCCGCTTCAGCACAAACTTCTTATAAATAGTCGCAGCGGTATACAACCCATAAGCTGTTTGCTGTTCTTCGTTCATCTCTCCTAGGCCCTTGCCGGTAATGACAGCCGCTTTTTCTAGCCCAGCTTTAATACAGGATTCCAGTGTCGATGCAACTTGTGATTCAGCGTCAGCAAGCTGTTCATCAAGGAACTCCTCCATAGCACCGACGGCCTTCTGCTTTGACTCCACCCATTTTTCACCGTCATATCTTAAATAATCGGTAGCCTCGGTGAAGCAAAGCTCTGCATCATATTCGCGAGCAAGCACTTTGGCCTGCCCAATATCGGAGTAGTCTGTGGGTTTTAAAGAAGCGTCACTAAAATCTTTGTTAAAATCCTCCGGTGCTACATATCCTTCTTGATCCTGAACCTTTTTAGCAAACTTCACCGCGCTATTCCATATGGTAGTCAGTTCACTCTCCTCGATTGATGTCTCGCATTTTTCTGCTTCTTTTAAGAAAAGGTCATGTGCTTTATCTCCAATACCATAACGTTTCAAAACTCTGCCTGCATAATGCGACAGGGTTTTATTGCGTCTGCCTGCAGGAATAACGGAGTTATTTGGTACAGCTTCGTCAAAATCCTCGTCGACATCTTCAAGCACATCAAGGACTGAAAGCCAGCCTTCATGCCAGATCACTTCGCCTGCCTCAGCACCATAGATGAACCGTGCCGCGTCCAGAGCGTTATCATCGAAGAAGGGAAACTGAGCATAGATTGCCTTCTTTAAATTGGCATACGTATCAGCATCCGCTACGACGTCAATTGAAAAATAGACATGGAACTTGGGCCTTGCTGTTTTCCCATCCTTAGAGATCATGTTGTTCCGGCTGGGCGCAATCGCATAAGAAACATCCGGCATGAGCTCTTCCAAAACCTCTGGTGTGATCCACTCCGCTGGATTTTCAGTATGGTCATTATCACAATCCATAACGATAACATCAGACTTGATGAAGTTATCTGCACTGCGGTAGCTGTTCTCATACTCCGCACAAACGTGGTCTACCTTCACCGCTTCCTTCAGTTCATCCACCGAGGTAATCGCACGCTTCTTTGGATAGAGGCAGTTCTTCTGATTACCGGTGCAGTTTGCGGTACAGATCGTTAATTGCATGTTGTAACCTCCTCCAACTCCTCAGTAAAATAGCGGATCATCATGCGGCGCTTCTTGGCTTTATCAATCTCGCGCTGCATGCCATTTGTGATCGTCTCGCCAAACACCCAGAGCTCATTGCATTTCCCTAAGAAAACAAGGTCCATGAAAAGCGCCAGCTCACGTTGCTCCGGATCGTCATCAGATAGATATAAAGGAAACAGTAGGTGTGGCGCAAAAGCGATCGCGTTTCTTTCCATAACAGCGAAGCGGCTATAAAGCTTGGCCCTTTCCGTGTTTTTCTCTACATCTCCTGCATACGGCGAGCAGATGTACACCAGTGGTTTGAAGATCTTTTCTTCTTTTTTAATGTTGGTCAGCGCTTGGTATGCGGTAGGGTCGGAATAACCTTCACTGTTCTTCTTGTCCACTTCGCCGGTGCCGTATTTCATTTGTTCGTTCATAAGCGAACCTCCTTATAAAGATTCGAGCGGCATAAAAGTCCCTCTAACAGTCCCAGGACAGAAACAGCCACTTTGAACGAACTTTTTTATAGTTAATTTTTCCTTCTTATATAAGCGACAGCAGACTGAAAAATCTGCTGTCTTTTTTTCGTTCATTTCTGTTTTAAGTGTCCTGGGACTAGTGAAGGACATGAAAAATGTGTGGCCCGAAAAAATCAAAAAAAAATTATTCGTTCAAATCACACAAAACTGTCCTGGGACTATTAGAGAGGGAATAACGCCTCTCGGGAAGGGAGGTAACAACATGCAGACACAGACACATGCAGAGGCTTCAAAAGACCAGCAGCTTGATGAAGAGCTCGCTGACACCCTCACAGCCATCAGCGTTGTATCCAAGAGACTGGCCCAGAAAATCAAAGCCTTGTCTGCGAAGGAACAAGAAAAAAAGGAAGGAGGTACTCCAAATGAGCAAGATGAGCGAACTAAGTCAGGTTCTGTCTGAACTAAAGGACTGCGGACAAACCCTCATGAACATTGCGGACTCGCTTACTGAGCTTTTCTCTAGCACATCGGCTGATCACGAAACACCCGCTCCACCGACAGAGGAACCGAAACCAGCGTATTCGTTTGTCGAGGTTCGGAAGAAGTTTGCAGAAATGTCCAGAGCCGGACACACAGACGCGCTTAAGGATCTGTTGAAAAAACACGGTGCAGACAAGCTCTCCAGCATAGACCCATCACAGTACGCCGCATTGCTTGCGGATGCGGAGGCAATTCAATGAGCGTAAAACACGCACTGCTTTCCGCATCGTCAGCACACCGTTGGATCTCATGTCCGCCATCAGCCCTACTTAGTAAGAAGTTCGAAGATTCTTCCAGCAGCTTTGCGCAGGAAGGCACTGATGCGCATACCCTTGCACAGTACAAGCTGGAAAAATTGCTGGGACTTCCTACAAGGGACCCGACTGAATCACTCAGCTTCTACGATGAGGAAATGAAAGATCACGCGGAAAATTATGCGGCCTTTGTGCTGGAACAAGTTGAGAAAGCAAAGGAAACCTGCGTTGATCCTCAGGTACTAATTGAGCAGAAGCTCGATTTCTCAAGGTATGTCCCAGAAGGGTTTGGCCATGTGGACTGCCTGATTATCGCAGATGGCACCCTTACCGTAATTGACTACAAATACGGACTTGGAATCAAGGTTTCATCGAAAAGAAATCCGCAGATGTTCTGCTATGCGCTTGGCGGTTTGGCACTGTTTGATGGGATCTACGACATCGACAATGTCCGTCTGGTCATCTATCAGCCGCGTAGAGAAAACATTAGCGAGTATAGCATCTCAAAGAGTGAACTCATCCAGTGGGCTGAGGACGTCTTATCTCCTACTGCTGAGCTTGCCAGCAAGGGCGAGGGCGAATACAAAGCGGGCGAGCATTGTCAGTTCTGTAAGGCCAAAGCAACTTGTAGGAAGCGTGCCGAATACAACCTGGAGCTTGCAAAGTACGACTTTGAGGTACCGGCCACGCTTGATCACGATGAGATCGCAGCGATCCTTACTAAAGCAGATGAACTGGTTTCCTGGGTAAGCGATGTCAAGGAATATGCATTGACGGAAGCGCTAAACGGTACCAAGTTTGAAGGTTTCAAATTAGTTGCCGGTCGGTCCAACAGGAAATACACAGACGAAACTGCCGCTGCTGATCTTGTTATTGCAGCCGGTAAAGACCCATACGAGAAGAAGTTGCTCGGCATAACTGCTATGACAGCACTTCTCGGCAAAAAGGCATTTGAAGATATTCTCGGTGGCCTAACCTATAAGCCGCCTGGAAAACCGGTCCTTGTTACCGCTGATGACAAGAGGCCTGAATTTAACTCAGCATATGAAGATTTTGATGAAAATCAAGGAGGAAACTAATCATGACAAAGACAGTTAATCCATTAAAAGTAGTGACTGGCCCTGATACTCGCTGGAGCTATGTGAATGCGTGGGAGCCTAAATCCATTAATGGCGGCACGCCCAAGTACAGTGTATCTCTCATTATCCCTAAGTCCGACACCAAGACCATCCAGAAAGTAAAAGCTGCAATAGAAGCAGCCTACCACGAAGGTGAAAGCAAGCTCAAAGGCAATGGCCGCAGCGTACCGCCTCTTACAACCCTTAAGACCCCGCTTCGTGATGGCGATTCGGAACGTCCTGATGATCCCGTTTACGCCAACGCCTATTTTGTAAATGCCAACAACAGTTCTGCCCCTGGGATCGTAGACGCCGACCGTCAGCCCATCCTTGAGCGCTCTGAGATATATTCCGGTGTTTATGGTCGGGCCAGCGTGAACTTCTACGCATTCAACACCAACGGAAACAAAGGAATCGCTTGTTCCCTTAATAACCTCCAGAAGATCCGTGATGGCGAGCCTCTTGGCGGTAAGTCAAACGCTGAAGATGACTTTGCCACTGAGGATGATGACGATTTTCTTTCCTAACAGTTAACGGTCAATCGGGGTGGTAGAAACCCTACCACCCTAGACAATCAAAGAAATGAGGTAAATCATATGAAAACTTTTCTTGTAATCGAATTGTTTGTTATGTATCAGCTGTTTGTAATCGGATTTGTGGTTATGGTAGCCAAGGATGTAATTAGCAGCATCAAAAAGCACAAAAAAGAAAAAGCGAAGAACTTTGATCCACTCGATAAGTTTTAATCGCTTGGGCGGTGGCACTTCTGCTGCCGCCCTTATTTTTTTGAAAGGAGGAGCTTATGGAAGAAATAAAATCACTGTCTCTTGACCTGGAAACCTACTCAGACGTGGACCTTGGCAAGTGCGGTGTTTATCGTTATGCCGAATCTCCATATTTTGAAGTACTCTTGTTTGGCTATGCAGTGAATGGCGGCAAGGTACACGTTATTGATCTGGCTTTAGGCGAGAAAATACCGGAAGAGATCGTGAACGCACTAACCGACGATACTATAACAAAATGGGCCTTTAACGCTTCCTTTGAGCGGATCTGTTTATCCTATTGGCTTCGCAGGCACCACCCAGATAAATTTTTCAGCTACAGCATCCCGGAGGACACGGTTGGAGCGTATCTTGACCCCTCTTCGTGGCGCTGCAGCATGATATGGTCTGCCTATATGGGCTTACCATTTTCGCTTGATGGTGTAGGTACCGTTCTGAAACTCGGCGAGCAAAAGCTAAAAGAAGGCAAAGACCTCATTCGCTACTTCTGTGTTCCATGCAAGCCTACCATCGTCAATGGTGGCCGAACTCGCAACCTACCTGAACACGATATGGCGAAATGGTCCTTATTCAAGAAATACAATATCCGAGATGTCGAAGTGGAACAGGCACTGAAGAAGCGCTTAGAAAGCTATCCGGTACCTGAGTTTGTTTGGGATGAGTACCATTTGGATCAGGAGATTAATGACAGAGGCATTCTGCTTGATATGGGCGTCGTTAAAAACGCCATCATCATCGATGAGAAATCCAAAGAAGAAATCACCGCCGCCATGAAGGAGCTTACAAACCTTGATAATCCAAATAGCGTCATGCAAGTAAAGCAGTGGCTTTCTAATAGTGGAATAGAGACGGAGTCACTAGGCAAAAAGAATGTCGCAGCCCTTATAAAGACGGTACCAGAGTATCAACGTGACGTTCTTCTATTGCGTCAGCAGCTTGCAAAAAGCAGCATTAAAAAATATCAAGCCATGCAGAACACGGTCTGCTTCGATGGAAGGGCTCGTGGCATGTTCCAATATTATGGTGCTTCCCGTTCTGGGCGCTGGGCAGGCAGGCATATACAATTGCAAAACCTTCCGCAGAACCATCTCCCTGATTTGGAAGATGCACGGTCCCTTGTTAAGCTAGGAGATTATGATGCCGTAAAACTTCTTTATGATGATGTGCCGGATACCCTCTCTCAGCTTATCCGCACCGCCTTTATTCCTAAGCCAGGACACAAATTTATTGTGTGCGACTTCAGTGCGATCGAGGCCAGAGTTCTATCTTTTTTAGCCGGGGAAAAGTGGCGACTAGATGTATTTGAAAGCGATGGTGATATCTACTGTGCTTCTGCTTCTGCAATGTTTCACGTACCGGTTGAAAAGCATGGCGTGAACAGCCATCTTCGTCAAAAGGGCAAAATCGCAGAATTGGCTCTTGGATATGGCGGCAGCACCGGTGCCCTCAAGGCTATGGGTGCACTAGACATGGGCCTTACTGAAGACGAACTACAGCCGCTGGTCGATTCTTGGAGAGCGTCAAATCCTAATATTACAAAGCTTTGGTGGGATGTTGATAGGACGGTCAAAGAAGCCGTTCGCTTACGAACGCATACTAAAACGCACGGCGTTAAATTCTACTACCAAAAGGGAATGCTATTTATTGAACTTCCTTCCGGAAGGAGGCTCTCCTATGTAAAGCCCAAGATCGAACCGAATCAGTTCGGTGGTGAGTCTGTTACCTACGAAGGCACCGGAAACACAAAAAAATGGGAACGCATCGAAAGTTACGGTCCGAAATTCGTTGAAAATATCGTTCAAGCCATAAGCAGAGATATTCTGGCCTACGCCATGAAAACACTCCGTCACTGCTTTATCTGTGGACATGTCCATGATGAGCTAATTATCGAATCCAGCATGGGCGTTTCCCTTGAAGCCGTTTGTGAACAGATGGGAAGAACACCACCTTGGATCAAAGGTTTAGCACTTAGAGCCGACGGCTATGAAACCATGTTTTATAAGAAGGATTAAAAAGATAGGCGGTACTGACTGTTACATCAGCACCGCCTGTCTTTTGCATTTTAGATAAAGCTTTCTAAGCGACTCTTTAAAGACGCCATCAGCTTTTTGAATTGATACTCAAAGCTTGACTGCGGAATTGACATGATTCGCGCAATTTCTCGCTTCGAATGTCCCTCCATAAGCAGTCCACAAATACGTTGACTGTTGGGATCTAGCTCTTCGAGAACTTTAAAGAGCTCTTCTAGAAGCATCTTTTCTGCAACAATCTCCGCAACATCCTGTGCACGATCCTCTACATTGTATCCTGCTTCTTCGAGGCCATCTAGCGAAAGGAAGCTGCCTTCCTTAGTACGACTGCATATAGAGCAATCTTCGGTGCATCTTTTCAGGCCACCCTTGCCGTCACTAACCTGACATAGTTTCTGCCGGTCATTACGTTTGTGCTCCGCCCAGATTGGTCGTTTGTAGGCTCTGTACACCTCCTCGGTTACTGTTACCTCTTGACCATCGATGGTAAGGTAAAACTGCTTTGACTCCTGATTGACTGTGTTCGACATTTTTTCGTCCTTCCCGCCTTGGGGAGGGAACTATTGCAAGGACACAGTCAGGCCTTATCCGGCACCACTACTTCGGCAAAAAGAGCGCAACAAAGTAAGGGTACAGGGTGTGGTTTCGCTCTTTTTCTTAGAGATCCACCAACCATATGTATCCTTGCCTTAGTTGCGCACCCGAAGGCATTGATTTATTTGAAGCTTTAAGCTTCTATAGAAATCATACTTCGGATGCGGTTTTCGTTCGCAGAACTGCGAGTTCCGGTTTTTTGAGCATAAAAAAAGGCCTTACAACCATCTCTGGTCATAAAGCCATTTAAGTCCGTATTCAAAAACGGAACTGGGAGTTCCGGTCCAAACTCAAATTTTCAAAAAACTTTCTATAATTCTTTGCCCCACGTGCGATAACCCATCTCTCTCAGCTTATCATTACACAAATCAAGCGTTTCCATGTAGTGGTGCTCGATGAGGAATTGATCGAAGTAGCCCTCTTCAGTCAAAGGGTAATCATTGCGTGACTTACTTATAAGGTCATTACTGAATTTAGGATGCAGATGAAGTCCAATGCAGATAGCACAGACAGTTTCGAAGCTTACGTTCTTCTCCTCTTTACGGAGGTCTTGAATGTATCGGTCGCTTAGTCCTGTTCTTAGAGAAAGCTCCAGGTTCGTCATCTTTCTGCCATCTTCTTTTTCGAGGCGGTTCATATGTGCATCAAGCGTCCCAGAAAATGACATCGGGAGATTGCGTAAAATCTCCATAATACGTATGCCTTCATCTTTCAGCTTCTTCAATTCTGCAGCACGCTTTTCCACATCCTGGTTATCTTCGTCATCGATGTAGTTGCATTCGCAATATAACGATGAATCAATATCTCTGCTAAGTGAACATTGCGTATAGAAAGCATCACCATGCGTGCTGCTAATTTTGAATTTCTGCTTAAACTTAAGGCAACATTCATCAACATGCTGCCTTGCATAGGCAGTTAGCGTACAGCCGCCATCCTCGGTTTCAGACACGTACTTAGGGTCGTTGATGCAGTACATACTGTCTACATAAAGGAAGTCGCCATTGGAAAGAGCTACCTTAGCACTCTCATCGAAGTTAGCTTCATAGCAGGCATTTCTGGTATCGATGATATAGCTCTCATCTTTTTTCAACGCGGTAGCCTTAAATGAGAAGCTAGGCAGATACTTGCCATTCACGTAATTCCAAACACCCTGCGCCTGTGTGAAGCCAAGCTCAATAGCACGCAGCTTTGCGGCAAACTTTGAAACAGCAAAGAATTCTGATAACTCCTGGATGGCTTCCTCCATGATATCGGACTCAGAACGCTCTGGATTTTCAATATGTAGACAAAGCAAGATATCTTTTAACTTTTGTCTTGTAGTACTTGCAGGGAGCAATATCCGTGGGGTCAACGCATTCGCTTGCCATTCCATCCATTGAAGTGCGCCATCAATACCAGAATCCTTCTGGCTCTTATGCTCTATTACCTCACAAGATAGGGAGCTGATGTCACTGTTTAAAAGCTTCTGAAGCTCAAAGAACTTATCATGGCGGTCCCAATGTACACACTCGTGAACGACTGTGTTATTACGGGAGCCGATGTTGCGCATGAAGAAGATGTTAGGATTCAAAAGAATGGTCCCCGGATCAATGGTCTGTGATACCACCTCGCCATCCTCATTAAAAACATCAACCGTAGCTTCCGCAAAATATGTCTTACCGAAAATGGTATCAGGGAGCGGCGCCTCATAAAGCTCAAGCCCCATATTGAACATGAGTTCATCAAGTGGAATGGGCATCGGTTCTTTAAGTGCATGTCTGCAGTATTTTTCTAGGAACTTTTCCGCTTCTTTCTCAAGGTCCTCCGCATAAAGATAAGGGACCAGATATTTTGAAAGCGTCGTATTCTTATCAAATCTATCTGCAGAATACTCGTCAACACCAGTGATGGTAACCATATTAAGCCCATCACTCAAATAACCAGTAAAGGACACCGTGTACCAAGGATTATTCATATCAGCGTCATAATCCCGCTTGCCCATGCCCTTAAGAATAACGTCCGCCTCAACTGCTGCGTTGAAAATGATCCGGTTTCCATCTGTAGAATGGAAGGACACTGTTTTCACATGAATATCGTCTACCTGGAAATAGGACGGATCTAAAACGGTATACGAATAAAAGCTATTGTTCCGGCCTCTTTTTAATATGAGGCCGGTGATAGCGCGGTGAATATCGTTATAATACTTAGCCTCCAGGTATTTTTCAAAAGAAGTATATTGGCTCAAAGGCGCTACCTCCTTTAATAATACTGCTCGATATAGCTGTATGACTTATCGAACACTTCTTTGTCCTTAATCTTGTACTTAATCCAGATAACACTACGTAGCGCCTTCTTAACTTCATTTTTCCCGGTAGTAGTTCTTTGCCAGCCATCGAAACGTACGATTTTTACGATGTCATCGATGTCACCAACAATTCGCTCAACAATGATAGGCGTTTTATCATTCTTAACTCCTTTAAAGAGCTCTGAGAGCGCTGCCTTTCCACGGTCGATTTCTTCTTCTGGCACAACTTCTTTCTCTGCCTGGACTGCCTCTCTTGCGAGTTCAAGCAGGAGTTTCAAAAACTCAATACTTGTAAGCAGGCCCTGTTCGTGACGCTCACGGAGTTCTTCTAGTTTCTCGCCAAGCTTTATGAATTTTGGGTCCTTTGAATATTCACGGATCTTGGCAACTAGATCGATTTCTATCTTCCTGGTTGTCTTATTAATATCCTTTTGGTTGCGGATGAACTCATCAATCAGATTTGCATCCAGCGTTAGGATGTCAAGGTCTTCATGAACTTCACCAACTTCGATGTTTGCATGAACCAGCTCCATTGTCTTTGCACCAAGAGCTGCCCAAACAAGTGCTCCACGGTTGTCGGTCGGTTTTACAGACTCATACACTTTGCTGAGCCACACATAATCAAATTTGAATTTATCAAGGTAGGGATCGGGGGAGAGCGCATCCCAAGCTCTATTTAAAACTCGGTAATCTGATGCAAATGCATCTTTTTCTTTATTGGTTGGTATACACTCCTGTGCAGCAAGTAAGCCTTCCCAGCCTTCAATCGTACGGTCAACGCCCATAAAGTAACTGAGACATTTTCTAAGAAGTGCAGGAAGCTGCTTCTTGACCTCTTCGATATTGGTAATAACCTTCCTCATGCTAGCTTCGTCAAAGTCTAAAGCCTTTGCGACATTATCAAAAATTCCGATGTAGTCTACGATAAGACCGTGTGTCTTGCCTTCATCATAGGTACGGTTTGTACGGCAGATGGCCTGGAGAAGATTGTGGTCTTTCATAGGCTTATCCAAATACATCGCCTGCAGAATAGGCGCGTCGAAACCCGTTAGGAGTTTTGAAGTAACGATAACCAGCTTCAGAGGGTTCCCTTTGTCACGGAACTGATCTAGAATTCTTCCTTCCTCATCACGGCTGCGTCGATATTTCTTATAGCGGTCCTGTTTATCGTTGTTCGTATCCATGACGATTGTGCTTGCTTCAGGAGGGAGCAGCTTATCAAGCTCTTCCTTATACATGTGGCAGCATTCACGGTCGTACACAACAATCTGGGCCTTGTAGCCATTGGGCTCTATCTTTGTTTGGTAATGTTTGACGATGTGCTCGCAAACCTTGCGTATGCGCTTGGGATCGTACATGATGGCTTTCATATTCACACGTTTTGAAAGCTCTGCGCGGTCTGCATCGGATAGCGTTTCTGTAAGAGCATCAAACTCAGCATCCAGCTTATCCTTATCAACATGAAGGTCGACTGGAACCGGCTCAAAATTCAGTGGCAGTGTGGCATTATCTCTGATGGAGTCAGAGAAGGTATATCGGCTCAAATATCCACTCTTATCTTCCGTTGCGCCAAAGGTGCGGAATGTATTCTTGTCAATGCGGTTTATAGGTGTACCAGTAAGTCCGAAGAAGAATGCATTCGGCAGTGCTGTACGCATTTTTTCACCGAAGTTACCTTCTTGAGTTCTATGCGCTTCATCGACCATGATGACGATGTTATCCCTTAAATTTAAGACACCTTCAACGTCACCAAAACGAAAAATGGTGGTGATAGCAATCTTCCGGGTATCCTGGACAAAGAAGCTCTGCAACTCCTCCTTCGTTGCGAGTGACACCAAGTTTGGAACATCCGAAGCATTGAAGGTTGCTGTGATTTGAGTCTCAAGATCCAGACGGTCATCAACGATCACGATGGTCGGGTTTTTAAGCTCAGGAATCATACGAAGTTTCTGAGCTGCAAATACCATCAGAAGCGACTTTCCTGAACCTTGGAAATGCCAGATAAGGCCTTGTTTAGGGTATCCAGCAACAACACGCTGCACAATTAGGTTAGCGCCTTCATACTGTTGATAGCGACAGATGATTTTGTACTTAACATGTTTCTTGTCCGTTGCAAATAGCGTAAAGAACTGAAATATATCCATAACCTTTTCAGGGGTAATCATGTCTCCAATACTCACCTTAACATCGGCAAGGCTGCCTTCATTTTTATTATCAGGTGTATGCCAAGGTCCCCACATATTGATAGGCATTCCTACAGAACCATAACGGTAGCATTTACCTTCAGTAGCAAAGTTAAATACGTTAGTTACAAACATCTCAGGGATGCTTTTCTCGTAGGAAGCTATGTCGCTGGCAGCGTCTAACCAGGTTATTGCATTACGTACCGGAGTCTTAAATTCGCCAACCGCAATAGGGAAGCCGTTGATTAAAAGGACGATGTCGAGACGCTTGCCGCCCTCCGCCTGAGGATAAACCCACTGGTTCGTAACAACATATTCATTGAGGGCCATATCTTCTTTTGTCATGGTTCCAAAGAATCGAATCGGAACCATACGACCGTCCTTACCAAAGGGGTATGAGTTTTCTTCGAGGACCTTCTTCTTAAAAAGCTCATTCTGTGTGATGAGGTTATTCGCCTGCACTGACAGAATGATGGTGCGCAGTTTATAGATGACCTCATCCGCGCGAGACGGTTCTTCTGCAATTTCTGGGTTCAGGCGGATAAGGGCCTCTTTGATCATAGGCTCTACCATGACATCAGAATGCCTTCGAGGCAATTCTTCTGCGGCGATGTACTTCCAACCATTGCCCTTAAGCGTCGAGATGACCATCTGCTCTATCGTATTATCTTCGTTGAACATAAGCGTTTCCTCCTATTCAATATGTTATTAATATCCAAGCCAGACAGCATCTTTACGTCGGCCGGGCTAAAAGTTTGGTTGTCTGGGATTAACCTAGGTTTTCAGAAATTATCTTCTTATAGGTGGCTGTTAACTCGGCAAGAGCTTGTTCCAGTTCGAATTTTGATTTATCGGTCTGCTGTACAAAGGCGGAAAACTGCTGTTGTAACTCTGCTGGCGGAACGATGATGGTTGCATTACCTATGGAGTTTTTGTTTAGAGTAACTCCTTTTACAGCTTGTTTTCCTTCATCAGACCAATCCTTGATACTTAAATAGTACCGCAGAAAATCTGTACTAATGTTTGACTGGCGAGGGATGAATGCCATAATCGCTTCGTTGGTAAATATATCCTCGGAAGTAATAGCTGTTTTCCCTATTGTGAGCTTAAAACTCATTATTACAGTACCTTTCGGAGTAACCTTGATACCAGTTTCATCAACTGCAGCCTGTGATATATACTCTTTTGTGTCGCCTGTATATTTCCCGTATGAACTGAGGTCTGCAATAGATATCCAGCGATAATCATGGGCAGACCAATACTTCATCAGGTCACGTGGTGGCGTTTTGCCCATTTGCAATGTGTAAGCATCTGAAAATTTGATTGTTTGCCAATTTTCTTGATCAAACATCTCGGCAAATTGAGATTTTACTAACTCATCTGTTTTCAGCAGCAGCTTTTGGTAGGATTTCTTGGTGGCATCCATAGCCCACAGAACCTTAGCCAACTCACGTTGTTTATCCAGATCAGGAAGTTCAAATTCAAGTTCTTTTAGATCTCTCCAGTTTATTGTCGGAGATAAAGACCCGACCGAAATCTTTATGGCAGCATCCAAGAAGTAATCAGAGCTGATAAACAGAGGAAAGAAGTTTTTATCGATTATTTTTTCTTTGGGCCTAAGTACCATTCCATGAGCGGAAAAAATACCGTCAAATGGAGCGATTGCGACTTTTTTCTGATAAGCGCGTCGTTTACCAAACAGAACATCGCCTTCCCTCATAATGAGTTTCTCTCCGATAGGAGCAACATCAGAGCCGTATCGCGCAACATACAAACTGCCGGAATCCAGATGTTCAAGTCCTAAGTAAGTGTATTTATCTTCTTCAGTTGGCTTTTTCTTTTCTGTGCTATTAAGAACAATCTGTTCAAAGCGATACTTACTCATCACCTTTACCCTCCTCTCCAAACAAGGAATTTAGTTTTGTGTAGCTTAGCTTCATCACTTCAGAAATGGCTCTCCAGTCCTCGTAGTGTTCTTGCATGGAACGTTCATCAACCTCACCCTCTTGTAAGGAATGTTTAATGAAAAGGGGGATGCTGAGAGAAAAATTATTATCCTCGATGTCCTTGATCGTAACAACCTTTGCAAAATCAGGAATATTATCATATTTGTCGTAAGTCGATGCGATTTTACGGATATGGTTATCATCCAGGTAACTCTGAGCATTCTTTCGCTCCACTTCATCGATAGCGTTTATGAAAAGAACCTGCCCACGGCGCTCCGGACGCTTGTTTGTTCGGCAAATGATTATGCAAGCCTCCATTGGAGAATTGTAAAACAAGTTTGGTCCCAGCCCGATAACACATTCGAGCATATCACTGCGAACCAGCTTTTCTCGCATACTGTTTTCCTCGTTACGGAACAGTACTCCGTGTGGGAAAAGAATTGCACAACGGCCTGTATCCCTTTTCAGACTCATTAATATGTGTTGCAAGAAAGCATAATCCGCACGTCCTTGTGGCGGTACACCTAGGAAGTTGCGCCCGTATTTATCACTTGCAAAAGCGTCTCGGTCCCACTGATTAATAGAGTACGGTGGATTGGCAAGAATCATATCAAATTGTTTGAGTTTCCCTTTTTCTACGAAAGCTGGCGATTTCAGCGTGTCACCATTCACGATATCAAAGTCCTTCACGCCATGAAGAAATAAATTCATCTTGCCAATGGCAGAAGTTAGTGCGTTGATTTCCTGACCATAAACAGCTACGTTGCGCCATTCTTTTTTCTGCTGCTGAAGGTACGCAATAGCGGAGATTAACATGCCCGCGCTGCCGCATGTCGGGTCATAGATTGACTCGCCAGATTCCGGCTTCAGCATTTCAGTCATTAGATGGACTACCGTACGATTCGTATAGAATTCCTGAGCAGTGTGTCCGCTGTCATCCGCAAACTTTTTGATCAGGTATTCATATCCCTGGCCAAGTTCGTCTTCAGGACAGTTTTCGATGGACAATGTTTTAGTACTGAAGTGCTCGATGAGTTCCTTCAGGAGGCGATCAGGTAAACGGTTTTTATTTGTCCAGGCACCGTCACCAAAAATACCTTGGAGTTTATCAATATTTGCATTTTCAACTTTACGGAAAGCGTCTACAATGGCAACACCTACATTTTCCGAAACCGCTCGCACATCAGTCCAGTGGGCGCCTTTGGGCACCTGAAAGCGGTGATTTTCTTCAAACTCCAACGCCTCCTCGTCAGCGTATTCATCCATAATTCGTTGACACTCTTCATCATAAACGTCGCAGATGCGTTTGAAGAACAGTAGTGGGAAAATGTACTGCTTATAGGCCCCGGCATCTATGCTGGTACGAAGTAGAACAGCAGAGTTCCATAGATAGGACTGAAGTTCTTCGATTGTTATGCGTTTACTCAT